GAGCCGCAGCCGAAGGTAGATTGATGTCTGCTGACGAATCCGCACAATGGGATAAAGCAGATGGTTCTTTTAAAAGTTATACAGACCAAATTTCACGTTTAGAAAGATGGAATGAAATCAACTCCGAGTCAAGAGGAGTTAGTGTTATTGAAGACACACTTGCTGCATTGCCAACTGACAAAAGAGAGATTGTAAAATCTCCAGAGTACCACTCTGCATTCATGAAGGCTATTGCTAAGAGAGAGTTGAACAACACCGAGCGCGGATTACTCCGTGAAATGCGTGGTACTAACACGATTACTACTGCGGAGACTGGCTTGGCAGGTGGTTATGTTATTCCTTACCAATTCTCAAACGAGTTGGAAAGAACAATGGCTTACTACGGACCAATGTTACAAGTTAGCCGTATTATAACTACTCCACAAGCAGGTACATTGTACTGGCCAAAGGTAAATGATACAGGCACGGCTGCTAACTGGCATACAGAGGCAGCGGCAGTAACTGTTCAAGACATGACCTTTACAAGAGAAACTTTTGCAGCTCACGTTTGTAACACATTGGTAAAGGTATCTGTTGAATGGGCAAATGACGAGTTTGGTCTATTGAATAGTGAATTACCAATCATGTTAGGTGAGCGTTTAGGTAGAGCGTTGAACACTGCATTTACAACTGGTGATGGTTCTGGTAAGCCAACAGGATTCAGAGATGTTGCACCTTCCGGTGTAGAATCTGCAACTACTGGCGCGTTTACTGCTGGAAATTTAATTGACCTTGTTCACTCTGTTGACATAGCTTACAGAAATAGCCCATCGGCTGCGTTCATGATGCATGACCAGATTTTGAGTGCGGTTAGAAAGTTAAATTACGATAGTGATAAAAATCCATTATTCCAACCATCACTTAGAGAAGGTACACCAGACAGATTATTGGGTTACAATTTCTTTGTGAACAATGATTTACCATCTGCACAGGCTGCTGATGCGAAGATTATTTTCTTTGGAGATTGGAGTAAGTATATAATCCGTGCCGTTGCCAATAATGTCCTTGTGCCATTGCGTGAGCGTTTCATGGATGAGATGGAAATAGGTTTCTTAATGTATGCAAGGTATGATGGCAAGTTGCTTAATACTGCTGCAATTAAGCACCTAAAGAATCTGTAATTTCATTGGGGATCTAATCTGGAGGACTTGAAATATAGTCCTCCATTTTAAAATATAATCAAATGGCTTGGAAAGTAACTACTGCACCTGTTAATGAACCTTGGACACTTGCCGAGGTAAAAAGCTATTTAAAGATTGATGATTCTAACGAGGATTCAATGTTAAATACTCTTATAAAAGGTGCAAGAATGGTGGCAGAGAGTTATCTTAATCAAGCATTAATTACACAAACAATAACAGAGAAGTTTGATAGGTTATCTAATCCTACTCTTTACCTTAGTGTATCTCCAGTTATTGCCGTTACTAATTTCCAGTACGCAGACAGCCAAAATACTACGCAAACCTTTGCAGCGACTAACTATGTCGTTGACACATTTAGTAAACCAGCACGGCTCTCTATTGCCTACGGGAAAACATGGCCTACACTTTACGGGAATATAAATGATGTTACAATTACTTACACGGCTGGATACGACACAGAAAGTAGCGGTGTGCCATTTCAAATAAGACAAGCTATCTTATTAATGATAGCCGATACCTACGAGAATAGGCAAGACTACGTTAAAAAATTACCTACTGCATCTCAATATTTACTTGACCAATATCGCGTTCAATATTTCTAATGAAGTATAACAAAAATGAAATTATTGGTCGAATGCGTGACAGGATTACTATCCAAAATGTCACACGTTCAAAATCAGATACAGGCTTTGCCCAGGAATCATGGGCAGATAGTGCCATAGTTTGGGCGAATGCAGAAAGCAAGTTACCTCAATCCAATGAAACGGTTATAGATGGTAAGAATACTGCTAAAAATATAAGCGACTTTACTATAAGATATACGACAGGCATAGACGAAGAAAGCCGTATTATTTGGAATGATAAGTTATATCAAGTAAGAAATATAAAGGTAAGTCACGATAGAAGATTTATCAGTTTTCAAGGCGAGTTCTACGATTCATACATTATTACGGGCGTTTCCGTTGCTGCCATCCTTTCAGCGAATGCCAATGTATCATCCAATATTAAAGTGATACACAATGTCCTTGCTGCAATCAATGCCATAGCAACGACAAACGCTGAAATAGTTGTGAGCCAACAAGGTGAAGTATTGGCTGCGGCTTCCTTATCAGCATCTGGCAATCTTTCTGCCAATGCTACAAAAGTGATACCAATAAATAGCAATGTTACGGCAAACGGCACTTTAGCTGCTGCGGTGACAAAAGCTATAAATATAGATAGTACACTAAATGCAAATGCTACTTTATCGGCAAATGCTTTAGTAAGTAAAACTTTATCAAGCACATTAAATGCAAGTGCTACGACATCGGCTGCCGTTGATGTTGTAACGCAAGGTTTGGTTAGTGTGGATGCTGCATTAAGTGGATTAGGCACAGTTGCTGCTGAAATTAAGCGGACAGTTACAATGCAAAGTAGTCCTACTACCAGTGCATCAACTGTATTAAATGCTACACTTACCAAAGTGATTGAGGCAAGTGCTACAGCAACTGCTAACACACAAAGTACGGCACAGTTAACTATACCAGTAAACGCAGCTGCAAATGCTACGGCTAACACATCGGCAAATGCTACATTATCCTATACAGTCAATGCGGAGTTGAATGCTACGGCACAGACAACAGTTGACGCACAGATAACAAGGATCATATCTGCAGAAATGACTGCTACGGCACAGACAAGCGTTGAGGCAGGTGTAGGTGTTACGTTTGTTTCTTCATTAATGGCTTCGGGGTCTGTAACAAATGCAAGTATTTTAAGAACGGCAACACTTGAAAGTTCTTTAACTGCAAACGGTACAACTTCTGGAACAATAACCACGGCTAAAACATTAACGGCAAGTGTAACCGGAGCGGCAACATTGACAGGTGCGACATTGACTGTGGTTGATGCAGATGCTACTGCATTTATTACAAGAGTCACAAGTGCTGGAGGGTCATTAACTACGATTGAGCAAAGTGCTATTAGAACACTTGTATCAGATTTGAAATTAAGTGGAATTTGGACTAAAATGAAAGCCATTTATCCAATGGTTGGGTCAAGTGCTGCAGCGTGTCAGCAAAATCTTAAATCGGCAAGTTTTACAGGATCATTTACTGCTGGATGGACATTTGCAAGTACAGGAGCTACTCCAAATGGTACAAGTGCTTATATGGATACAGGATTAAATCCAAATACTGTATTATCTCAAAATAATGCTTCATTAGGTTTTTATGGTGGTACAACTGGGACAAGTACAGGAGCTGCTTTAGGGTGTGGTAATGCTTTATCGTTATTAGAAATTTTTCCAGCATTTCCAGGCTTTGGATTTTTTGGAGATATAAACGACGATGGTTCAGTATTTACAACTAATACAAATGCAGCTGGATTTATTTTTGCATCAAGATTGTTGTCAACAAGTAAAATACACTCTATAAGAGGAACTGTATCAACTTTAACTAATAGTAGTAATGGAACAGTTGCACTTAATGTATTATTGGGAGCAAGAAATTTATCTGGAACAATACGAGATTATTCATCTTTAGAACAACGTTTTTCATTTATAGGCGATGGATTAACAAATACTGAAGCAGCTGATTACTACACAACAGTACAAGCCTTTCAAGAATCTTTAAGCAGAAATGTATGATAGGATATAAATTAACTAAAAACCAAAAGAATTTTGTACAAAATAAATTCTATACACCACACCAGTTTATTAATTGCGTGCAAGATATTGAAGGGATTTGGTTCACTTTCTTCACCGAGGAAGATAAAGTAATTATTGCCACAACAGATATAGCTTGGATTTTGGAATGTGATCAAGTGCAATATATACCACCTATACCTATTAATTTTTTTAATACCTAATACGATGAAAATAGCCATTTTTACAAACATCAACTCTCCAGCTACCGACTTTTATCGAACGGTTGGCTGCTATGCCTACATGGGGCATGATATAAGATACCTTGCGATTGAATCGGCAAAGTGGTATGATTTAATGGATGTTGATGTTGTAGTGGCTAAGTCTCCTAATGGCATGGCATACTTTGATATGCTAAGAGAGTGTAAAAGAATGGGTAAGAAGATAATTATTGACCATGACGATAATCTACATGAAACAACACGCACTAATCCTGCACACATTGGACTAAGCCATGAGGCAATGAGAAAAACGGTCGAGGATTGCTTTGGCTTTGCTGACCACATTATTTATTCTACCGATGCCTTGCAAAAATACTATATGCCATATCACGAAGGCATTGCAAGTACGGTTATAAATAACGGTTGGAATCCAATCATTCAACCATTCATGCCAGTGCCTAAGATAGAAGATAAGATAAGATTTATTTGGCGCGGTTCAATGCACCACTTGGATGACATAGGCAGCATAGCAAGTTATATAAATGAGTTAGCGGAAGATGAGAGCTGCGATGTTGCCATGCTTGGCATACAAGATTTTATTATGGCTCACTTGTTTCCAAAGGTAAAAACAAAGGAATGGAATAGTTCACTCTTTGGCTACTTTGAAACATTAAATAATAGCCAATGTCACTATGGGTTATTTCCGTTACTCAAAAACGATTTCAACTTTGCCAAAAGCAATATATTTGCCATTGAGATGTTAGTCGCTGGCGGAGTAACGATTGCACCAAAAGGAATACCAGAGTACAACATTCCAGGTGTGATAAAGTATGACAACTTTGGCGATGTCATGGAGGCAGTCAAAAACAAGGACTTTGACAGAGAG